TCGCTTTCTTAGTCCAGTCGTCAGATTTTAAGTAATAGTTAACGGTGCCATCATCAGCAAGCAGACATCCTCGCATAAGATTCTGGACTGGCAGAGTTGCATGCAAATTCATATTGCTGGCAATACGTGCACAGTCCGGCGACGAGTTAGCTTCATTAATCTCGACACCGTACCAGTCGGTAAACTGCCTGCGACTGCCGATAATAGTCCCCTTATATGCCCCTACTATTAATCCCATATCAATACCCCCATTTTAGTGTAACTGACGCGGAGGTCATCTTTATTTCCACTACATTTTCCGGATTCCAACCGAGATCAATCCTTGTTGCAATAAACTCGCCTTCCGCCATCTTAGAAGTACGCACTTCAAGAGTAACAGCATCAGTCCCGTCATTTTTTATTTTAAACGGCTGCCCCGGCTTTAGGGTGAAATTCTCGGTATCGAGATCTGAAATTACACCCATATGATTGATTTCAAAACTGACTGCTTCTCCTCCAGCTGCTTGAATTTTTTCCATTTCTTTTCTTTTTATCATTTAAAACTTAATTGACACTGAAGGCACAAACCCAAGCCTTTCTATTTTTGGTGCCTCCTTATTAAAATCATAACAAAGTCCAGCTCCAAGGGACAGTCCAGGAGGCAGAAATTCCAGTTTAAATTTTCTGGCAAGGTCATATATCTGAACGGAAACCAATGCAGATAGGTAATTCTGAGCATCCTTGACCGGGATCATCAGATAGCCTCCGAAACCTATATCACTAAGCGATGTGCCTTCAAAGACTTCGTATTTCGCAAATTCTAACCCAATCCCAGGGCGGTTATAATCATCAGCAACCACCTTCCCCTCTGATTTGGACCAGTAGAGCTTTTTATACGTCGCGGTTACTCCTCCCCTCAGAAACCAGGCATGTTGCCCATTGTAGATAAGCGTATCAGTGCTTCGCTCTCTTATGGCCTGTTTCTTAGCTATCCTGTCCACTGTGACATCTTTGACAAAGCCCTGACCATATACACCAAGTCCAAAAGGTAAGAGCATAGCAAGCAGGATAATCATCTTGAGGGGAGCTCCTGCTCTTTTAGCTCTAAGCCTGGCTGCGGATTCTTCTCCTCTCATTAGCTGTCCTTCGCTGTTTGTGAAAAGGTTTTTAAGGAGGTATGAAACTCCTGCTGCCAGGGCTAACTCAAAGATGGGCTGAAATACGGCCCATGTAGTAGGTATCTCTCCGGCCTGTAGTAACTCCAGGAGTCCTCCGAGTAAAGCCGTAAGAAAAGCGATCAGCAGGCCCTTTCCAAGGTCTGCCCAGTCTACGTTCAAAAATCTGCTTCTTTTCATTTTTTTGTTTTTTGTGGTTATTATTTAAGCGCTTAAAAGTTCGTGTATTTCATCATCCAGCATAAGGCGATCAAAGTAAATGCCTTCATCGCGGCCATCCTCCTCATCGCCGTCAAGGTCGGCGGTCCAGGATCCATGGCTGGAGTTATGTATAAATAGCCACTGACCGTCGCCAATCTTTCGGTTCAACAGGTCATAAGGTCCTTCGAGCATTGGGATCTGGTCAAACTCCAAAGAGGGCAGGTAGCGGCGGATCTCCATATACCATTCGATAAGTGTCATACCCTTCCGAAATGTCAGCCTGGCGAAATGCGTTAGAGCACCTTCAAATGTCTTGAAGTATGCGTCGGCAACCGTCTGGTTTTCTCCTCCGGCGCTCAAGGCAGCCCAGGTCATATCTCTCGAGCTGTGTGGTCTGGATCTTACCCTGCCGGGCATGTGCTGTAATCCCGGATCAAAAAATCTGTTTCTGATATTTCCCGGATTCAGTGGAAAAAGCCTGGTACCGGTACCTGAAAAACAGCTGTCCATCATTACCACTATAGCAGCTCCCGGATCCAGGAGGGCCTTAGCCTCCCGTACCCTGGCTTTATAGTTGGCAACTGTCACATCATAATTGATGTATCTCCTGCAGTCAATTCCAGGCAGCTGGGTGGTCATGTCGGCTGATAAAAACCTCGTGTCATTGACGCATCCTCGAAGGTCCTGGCCCCTTGGCCTTAGCAGTCCTTTTCCGTAAATGTCCTTTCCGAAGGTCAGCAGCCGGAGCTGTGTTTTTTTCATCGGTTCTTCTTTCCTGGTTAAACACATTTATTTTTCCTCCATTTCTTTAAAAGCTTCCAGATTCTTATAAGAGTCCTGGCGCTAATTGTTATCCGTATCTTATCCCAGTTGATCATGCTTTAATGCCCGTTTAAATCCTTTTTAAAGTATATACAAGGGGAATTTATCGGGAAGCACTTCAATGAGCTTATTCATTGCCCCCGTGCTATCAGCCAAGTCCAAAAAGCCATCATTATTTATGTCTATAATATACATGCCTGGCATAATGCAACCTTCTGTGTCAATTTTTTTGCCCACAGCATAGTTGCCCTTGTGTATGAGGATCCCACTTCTACCAGGCACGTCCAGCACCCGGAAGCAATTACCGAATTTCTCGTGTTCAATTTTTACCACATTGTAGGTTCCCTCCGGAATACAAGAGATTTTTCGCTGATTACCTTTATCCGGAAGCTCAATTGTCTTGCATCTGTATTTTAACAGATCCCCGACCATTACAAATAGAGATCCGCAGGTACAATAGTTATTATAAGACCTGCTGATTATTACTTTAGTAGCATTTCTCATCCTGGCTGACCGCAGTACCACCGGTCTTATCTTTTTAATAAAATACCAGGCTGCGAAAAAATTCACTAAGCCAACCAGGAAACCCGTTAATATGACAGCCGTTATACTCATTTTGCCTTTGCTCTAACTAATTGTCCTATCTGTTCAGAATGCTTTGCAAGCCTTTTATTAATTACCTCATGACGCTCATTACAGCTTTCATTACGTATCTGTTCTTTTTCTTTGATATTACTTATAGTGCCATCCAGCTTAGCTACAGAAATCCGTAAAGAAGTCACTTCCTTTGTTAGTGCATCGAGGGTATTAATAGCCCGGACAAGGAGGAGTGATGCCAGAAATCCTATAACAGCCAGAAGAATTCCGCCGATCCAGGTTAGTACCTGAGTGTCTCCGGTTAGTATCTGTGTTATGTACAATATCATTTTCTCAGTCTTTTATATTTTTATAGTATTACCATTTCACTGCCCTCCCATTCCATCTTCCTGACTGACCATTCCATTTACCGTACTTAGTAACTGAAGGTGGTTCCGGTTCAGGTTCTCCTTCATAAAATTCATAAGCTCCAATTGACGGGGTTGTTGAATGGAAAGCTACTCCATCATAGTCCGTTGCTATATCCAGATCACGCCCAGCATGATAAGCAGGAGAAGAAGTAGACGATAAATGCCAATCTGTTGAAGATACAAAGGAAGGATCAGCCTTAACTGTTCCTGAATAAGTTATACCTGCTGTCGGATAACTGTTAACATACACCGGATCATTGTTGTTGTAACTATCGTAGATGAGATTATTCCTGAAGAAGAAATTAGTTTGAATAGTCCTTGTCATTGAGCCCCAAATGGCACCACGTTCCCAATTGATAAAAATATTATTCTCAATATAACACCCATCAAACCTCTCAACAGTAGGCAACACTATACCATAATAAGTAGGATCAGGTGCATCTGCCTTCGCCACAAATGTATTATGTTGAATGTACCAATTTTTCCAGATCGATGAATTGTCACTAACACCATTGTAATCCATATAAATACCCCATGTCTGATAGGCATTTCCCGACAATTCAACAAAAAGATTGGAGCATATATACAATCCATCATGTACAGTGGTGGTTGAATAAAGATTTCTATTAATTCCAATTCCCTTTCCTACATGATGTATCTTATTTTGAAATATGTAATCTCCTAAATGACTCGCTTCAATTATAATACCCGTATCATACTCATTTGTAGTAGTCGGATAACCAATATCATTATTATAAATCCTAGATGCATAACCAACATTATACCTATCCCAAGAGTCACACAGATCAATTGAACCATTTATTACATTATCATAAATTTCCAACCCTCCTAAATTCCACCATATTTCAATTCCAAACTGCCAGTAGTTTGTACTTTTATGCCCTGCATTTATTGTATTGTCGTGAATCTTAACATTCTTATTAAATCCAACTATCATTTTAATAAGCACACCGTTCCCATTTCCTGACCTACCAAGAGCAGTCATGTTATTATTGTAAACAAGAAATCCGTCCTGCATTGAAAACTCCAAAGCACCTGAATACATTGTAGCTTCTTCTAAACCACAACAGTTATGTACTTCGTTATCATGAAAACTATTTCCCTCACAAAATGAATCTTCGTAAGGCAAATACATTGATTCAACCCCCGTCCTCGTTTCGTAAGGATTATCAATTCGATTCACTTCATCATCATCAAGACTATAGGCTGGTTCACCTATAAACGTAACTGCACTTTGAACAAAATCTTCAAACCAACAATCGTGTATTTCGGTATGATGCCTGAAATTTATTCCAATCGCCACTAATCCGATAGGTGTTCCGGGTGTTGTTGAACCAACGAACTTAATACCGCTTATTTCGTGATAACCAACAGCTTTATTAGACCAAGCACCATATGATTCAGCTTTTATGCAAGGCAAACCTGCACTGTAAGTCAATGGTATTGTTACAACATCTCTTCCTGCACCTATAATTTTTATCCCATTGACAAGTAGCATTTGAGTTGTGATCTCAGGATACGTTCCGGCATTAACATGAATTATATCACCAAAGGTTGTAACCTGACTTATTGCATACGACAGAGTTGCCCAAGGTGCAGCTATAGTACCTGCATTTGCATTATTGCCAGCCGGGGAAGCTGTGGTAGGCGATACATAATAAGTAGCTGCATTAACCGCAGTTGATAAAACAAATAATGCTATTAATAGTAATTTCTTCATGTTATGGTAATTCATCATATAATTCTGATATCTCAGAGACAGTTAACTCACGATCATAAATCCTGACATTATCCATCCTTCCATTGAATGTATTGGCTGATAGTCCAAGATAAACGAGACCAGTAAACTGATATATGGTTCCCGTAAGAGTTGTTGCAGCTCCTACAGCGTTAGTTTCATTAACATATAAACTCATTGCACTACCCGTACCGGGGCAAATGCCTACAATATGATACCATACACCTGTTGAAAATGAGTATCCATAATTACTCCTTGCATAATATTTGGTTCCGGAGGTATTGTAAACCGCAAAGAATAAAGTATTATCACCATCAATATATACATGCATTGCCTGATACGGGGAACCAGATGTACTATACGATAAAAAATAAATGTATTGTGCAGATGGAACTACGTCAAACTTAACCCAGAGTGAGACACTTATTGTAGTCGATACCTGAAAATCGGCATGATTGGCTGCTGATCCATATTGCCCAGTTGATCCAGAGAAATCAAGGGCATATCCTGTTACGGCATCGGTGCTGTGCCCTATAGAACCATAAAGGGTTGCATCATGTCCGTTCACGGACTCAGCTGCTAATGTGCCTGTACTTTCATCAAAATCCCATCTGGCAATCAATCCATCTTCCAAAGTAGAAGTTTCTGTCTGCACAGAAGAAGCTATCACACCCGGCAGCATCATCTGCGCCGGTGCCGAAATACTGGCTACTACTAATAAAATGCTAATTAGTAATTTTCTCATGTCGTGATATCTCCTATAAGCAACCATGTGTCTGTTGCCGTTTTGATAAGGGTACAACTTGAATATCTCACTCGTAATTTAAGGGCGGAGCCTGCTGAATTGATCGTAACACCACTCGCTGCAGCTATACTTGTTTGTCCGGTATTAATACTTACCACAGTTATCTGAGTACCTACTGGAAAAGCTACGGTAGCGTTTGTGGGAACGGTAAGAGTATTTGCAGCCGTGTTGCTCATTGTTACCACCTTTGCGTCATCAGCAAGCACGAGAGTATAGGTGGTTCCTGTTTGAGCATTAAACAACGGATACCGACGCATAACTACCGATTGAAGTGTTATCGTATCATTAATAGCACTATTAATATTATTGAGCTGCGTCTGCACTGAAGAAGTAACGCCAACAATCCTGTTGATTTCTGCAACTGTGACCAGGGCTCCGTCGAGTATATTAAATTCATTGGCATTCAGGGTTACCTGAACGTCGTTTATTCTGAATCCTCTTGTAAAATTTACCGTATCCCTGAATTCCTGCTTTGCCCTGATATTTACCCAGCCGCTCTGGCTGAATGCCGAATATCCAACAAGACTCAGGAGCAGAAGTACAAATGATCTTTTCATATCAGTATAGTATAAAGATGTTAATACCCGTTAATGCATCAGTCGAATAGATGTCTACATTATATACCCCATTGGCAAATACCACTACAGCTTTCACCTCAGGGACATTAAGGATCTCTCCTGTAGAATCAACCAGCATAATGCTGTACGGAGGTGTAGTCAGTACAGTCGGCACCCTGGTAACTGTGCCAGCTGAAAGGTTTGTATTAATTAATGCCTTTGCCATATCATCTCCTCCTGATGTTGCTGTGCTTCGAAGGCACACGCGGTTTATGTTTTTTAATCCGATCATACATAGTGAATCAATTAACTGTTAGCAGCTGCTACTGACACTGACGGGTTATCGTCATACCTGACGTTGAAATTCTGTATATACACCACCAGTCCGTCAACACTCCCTCTCACCCATATTTCAGCCGCTTCCCCGGGAGCCCAGTCCCGCGTGATGTCCTGTGACTTTTCCGAGTAAATAGTTGATGCTACCTGCAGGCTGCCGATCACGGCGCCTGTCGAACTCCTTAGCTCTGCCAGACCCTCTCCCGAACCAAGGTTCTCAACCTTCCGGATCTCAAATGTGAATCTTACGGTCCCCAGCAATCCATTGGTGAACCGAATGAGTTTTACGCGGTCCCAGGTACCCGCAGCACCTCCGCCGCTCTGTTCAGCGGAATTCTGGTTTCTGCTTGTTGAGCTGGCAGACTTTCTTACAGTATGTGAAAGATCCAGGGCTGCCACCATTGCGACTCCATCGGAGTTGATATAGAATTTTTTCGCATGGATTGACCCATTTGCAGCCAGGGTGATCCCGCTGTCAGCATAACCATCAGTCACTTTCTTCGTCCCTCTATACAGAGCGTCAGTGGCAATGATCCATCCACCTATCTCTCCTATTGTTGCAAACACAGCGCCATTATTCTGAACTCTGAAAGGAGCAGTTGCGCGGTTGGCATATGTAGCTCCAGACCAGAACCTGATGTCGGAATCGGGCGATGCAGATACAGAGCCGTTAATGCCTGAATTTGCACCTGATTTATTACCAACCTCAATACGACCTGTTGTTATCAGTCCCCCGTCAATTGCAGTCTCAGTTCTGTCATAAACAGTAGCCAGGCTCCAGTCTGCAGCATTAAAGGACCCGGTGAGCCTGGCGGTTGAGCACCGATACAGGTGTGTCCCGTTACTCCAAAGATCCCCGACTTCATAAGGTGTCTCAGGTTGAGTGGTGAAATGCCTTCGCTTGGCATTAACCAGGGCTTCAACCTGATCATCCGTGGTGCCGGAGCGAAAACGTATCTTACCGCCGATTTCTCCACCGTCCAGATCAAAATATGTCAACGTATCCTGTGATACTATTCTTCCGGTGCGTATGAAAGCGCCGTTAATAACAGTACTGCCGTAGGTAAGGCTGATCCACCTGACATCGTCGACTGCAGCATGGAGTATCCCGATCAGAAAATGATAATAACCCGTAATCCCGTTAACCTGGATCTGATCGGTGGTGAATAGTATGACTCCGTTCGCACTCCCGGTTTCACACCTGGCATAAATATAAAGGCTGGCAGTTGTTAAAAGAGACTGAAGCCCGCCGGCAATATTCCAGCTTCTGATATTTTCTTCTATACCAAAGTGGGCAAGTATACCGGCGCTAATATTTACCGACTCAGAATCTCCCTGGTAATTGGCCTCTATAACAGCGCTGAGAGCAAACTGCTGGCTCCTGGCACCTACTGACAGCATAATGGTCTCAATGGTCTCAGGATTGATCCTTTCACCATTAAAATAGCCATCCGGGTCAAAGACCATGTCAAGCAATTCTCTGGTCGACTTCCAGGATCTCATTGCCCTGGCAGGATCTTTAAGATTGTTTATCGCGAGGGTTTTCTCTGTATCGATCGTTGATGCAATGATACGCTGCAGCAGTCCCTTTTCCGCAATGTCATTCAGGTCAAGGTCGTATTCATACGGATCAAGTATATTCCTTGTAAAGCTACGGATTCGGATTGTCTTGTCGACGTTAATATCACTGTCAACGACAGTCACCGTATCGCCTATGCCGAAGACGTTAGCAATCGATTCTCCCGAATATAAACGCTCCAGGTAAGAAATATCTGTTTTCAGACTGTATTGTACCCTGGGCTGGCAGTTCTGTGCCAGGTAGGTCTGTGCCGACGATAGCAGTTCTGTTTCCGCCGCGTCAATGTACGACTGAGGCAACATTATATCCAGGATAACATACGTGTCCCCGGGGCTGATCTGAAATGCCGCCGTGGCCGGATCAGGGAATGCCTGGCCGCGCTCATCGGCAAAAAGCTTTATCGTAAATTCTTTTGTGCTGTGATCATAATCCAGAACTTCAAATTCATAACCGGCCAGATTGCCGGTGTTGAAATGGATCTTCGCGCTTACCCCGGCAATGAGATATAGGGTACTGCCGTTGCCATCATCGGCCTTCAGGTCAAACTCCATCGAGCTGTCAATGAATTTATATACAGTAGAGCTTAGAGCTGTAACAGTGCCGGTTCTGTGGGGAAAGATTTCCTCAAATATCTTTGTCGATTCAATCAGACCATAAGAAGCCAGGGCTGAAGCGTCCTCTATGTAAGATCTGGCAACACCGGGGAGTTTTAATCTTTGTGAATAGCCACGGTAATCAGAAGCAAGGTTCTTCTGTGAACCGAATGCATAGAGCCTTGTAATTATATTCTTATTTGATACCGTCTGCCTTTTGAGCTCATAAAGCCCTTTGTTTTTACCGTATCTGTATGTCAGGCCAAGAGCCTGGCCTATCGAATCGGCAATATTAATTGTTATGTACCCGCTTTCATCTTCTATGAGCTCAAACTCCTTGTTAAACTTTTCCTCGCTACAGAGGCTTTGCAGTACCTGCAGGCAGTTTTCGTTCGCGAAAGTCTCAGTTACCACTTCCGTCTCCGGGCAGGTGCCCAGGGTATATTTTACGCCATAAACCCTTGTAAGGTTTGTTATGATCAGGCTCACGAAAGCCTGCAGGTTGCCGGTAAGCGAGAAATCACTGTATACGCTGTCCGTTCCGTCAATATCAAACTGGTACTGGACCTTCAGAAGCTCATACTGATTGCCTTCCCAGGTGAGCTCATACCTGAATTTCCGGTTTCCCTGCTTGGTCACTGCAGGGAGAGCATTAAGACGGTATGTCGCCCCTAACACCGTAATCGAATCCCCGACCTGGAAATCAAGTTTATCAAAACTCCCAAGCGACATGGTTATAACATCCTCCCCCAGAAGTGTACGCTTTTGCTGTGCCTTTGTAATAAAAGCGCTCCTGGTGAGATCCCAGGTCGTAAGGTCCGTTCGTGTAACTAAAATCTGCTCCATACCAGCGTTGCTGTTGTTGTAACCGAAGTGATATCTTCAATCACCCCAGTAATTATAATGTAGTAAGTTCCGGCTGCGGAGTAAGTGTGCGAAATAGTCCCCGACGATGTGTCAGCATTAAGATCATCACTTCCATCGCCCCAGTAAATATTTACAGGCTCATCTGTTGTCACGGCTATCGTCACTATCATGGTCCCGGTCACGGCCGTAAAGCTGTACACTCTTTTGACTGGTTCCGGTTCCCTCAGCTTAAGAGTGAATGTCCCTGTCATCCGTGCCGGGTTCCACCGCTTACTGACAGAGATATCATCCTGAAGGTAGACCTGGTATACCAGGGGCTTCCTGGTAGGGGAATCATCGTTCACGTCAACCATAAGCCGCTGCAGGCCCGCCGTCTGAAAAGCCGCGACAAAACTCTGTACAGCGATAATGAAAGCTGTGGAATTTGCTGCCTTGATCCAGCATTCGAGAGTGATCTCACGGCTTTCATACCTTGGCGCTGCCAGATCCACGGCTTCCCCATGATGATCAGGCCAGGTAATCTTTTCCGGATCCTTCATCTTAAGAGCATCGATAAGCCCTTTCGATCCGCTTACCTTTACGCCGTAAGTGGTAAAATCAATTCCGTTTATTGTGTATGAGACTTTCATAATATGCCACTGGCCCTCGAACTGTCCGTTTGTAATATGTCTAACTTGGCATCGATGCTCTCGAGATGTTTATTATATCTGCTGTTAAGAGCTATCTCGCTCAGGTGCATGAGCTGCTGACGCACCAGGTTATTTATCTCAACCTGGTTGATCCTCATTGCATTCATCTGGCCGGCTACCACTGAGGCGGTCTCCTCGGTGACACCCTTTATAGCCCCGGAAAGCGATTTCACGTCCTGCTCATCTCCCGGGAAATCAAGGGTACCAATGAGGTTATCCCAAAACGGTTTCATTGAATCGGATAAATCCTGGCCATATTTGATAATCCGATCCTTTTCCTCCTGAGTCAGCACATTATCCTGAAAAGCCTGGGCAACATAATCCTGGTATTCCTTCATCTTCGGGCTGTCAAGCAGGATGCCTTTAAAAATTTCGATCGCCGCATTCTTTAAAACATCATTCATATATTCAGCCACAGAGTCGATCCCTGTTTTGCCTCCTTCAATAAAACCCTGGGCAATCGTATCGGCGAGCACATTTTCCGTTATGCCTCCCGCTATGAGATCCTCAAGGTCCTGCTTTGATTTATCAAGTTCTTTCTGCAGATCTTTATTATCTTCAGTAAGCTTCTCGATCATGTTTTCTGCTTTTCCTTTGGCTGATCGTGATCGCCAGAATGAATTCACAACTTTCTGTGCTTTTGCAATGGCGGCATTGTTGGCATCAATCTCCTGCTGGATAAGATTTCCTTCTCCCCTGACAGCTTCCTTCTGTCCCCCATACCTGCCGCTCTCATCAATGAGCTCGCGTTGATCTTCAAGCAGCCGGTTAATCTCGGCTATCTTCCGTTCAAGCCTCTCTGATTCGCGCCTCATCACCCCGGGGAATGTTTCTGAGATATTTGTAATAAGGGTTTGAAGAACGGTGACACCGGCGCCGATATAATTCCCGGAGGCAAGCTGAGAAGCTATATTAACCATCGCGTCGAGCTGCGCGGCTTCCTGCTCGGAAAGACCCAGCTGACTGGCCAGCTCCGAAGTTAACTGGCCGGCTCCGGTGATTATCTCATCCCATAGTTTTGCCTGATTGTCAAGACTTGCTTCATTATCCTGGTTCCATTGCCTTGCTTTTCCCAGTTCTTCAATTTCAATGCCTCTGGCCTTTGTCTGTTCAGCTGAAGGTCCCTGGAGTCCGGGTAATACACGTGTACCGGTATATAATGCCGGAATGCTGCCGGTGGATATGTTGATCTTCTGAGGAGCTCCTCCCACGGACTGCAAAATAGCAGCCTTCGCCAGCTGCGTCTTAAGCGAAAGCTCCTCCCTCATTAGCCTTATCTTCTCGGCAATGGCCTTAACCTCCTCGAGGTTCCCGGCTATGGCAGCCTCCCTGAGGAGTTTTTCCTGCCTGCCGATCTGAAGAGAGAGATCTTTCCGCTCTTCTTCTGCCTTGTTGGTCGCCTCGATCTCATCCAACCATTTCTTGAACATCGATTCGCGTTCAGCGGCCGTTTTAGCCTTAACTATAGCGTCGTTCTCAGCGCTTCTCTCGTCTATCTCAAGTAACTGAAGCCTTATCTGGAGCTCCTCTTCCTGCAGGCTGAGACTTTTTGGTGCGAGCTTTATGCGATCCTGGATGTTCTTCAGCTTCTCCTCTTCAATGCTGCGCTCATTGACAAGCAGCAGGGCATATTTCTGTGAAGCCTCTGTTAGTTTTGCGATGCGCTCCGCGTAGCTCAGGGTGTTATCCGATGCCTCCCTGGTCAGTGTATTGTAATCACTCTGCAGTTGGGCATTTTCGAGCGCCAGGTTCCTTTCGCGTTCCCTGGTGCTGTTCATATTATTTGCGATCGCGTTAAGCTCTTTGATACTTGCGCTTTGCGAGCTCCACAGGTGTGTTAATTCATACATTACCTGCTTATACAATACAGAGGCTTTTGTAATAGTATTCACCCCTGCAGTAGTGTCGCGGAAAGCCTTGAAAAGCTCACCAAGTAATTTTGTAAGTACTAGCGTTATGCTGGCAATAGATACAAGGTTCCCTACGAATCCCCCGGCTCCTTCTCCGGAAGCGCCTTCTGCCAGCTCCCCGTTTACCTTTCCGAGTTCCTGTGAGGCTCCATCGGCTGCCTTGGTGAGTTCTTTGAGCTCGGCTTTGAGCTCTGCCATCTTAGCTTCGTAGGCCTGCATTTTGGAAATATCTCCAAAACCTTTTCTGTTGGCCATGAAAAGCCTGGTGATATCAGCCTCCACATCTTTTATTGTCCTGGCTGCAGACTTGAAGCCCAGGTCAAGCTTCTCGCCTGCCTTCACGCCCGAATCCCTGACCTTACCAAGTTCTTCGGCCAGCCGTTTAGCGTCCTTTTCCGCTTTTCCGTCCAGGAGAAATTTAATCAATATGGGTCCTAAGGTGTCAGACATGTTTTTCGAAGAAATCTATGATGTCACTATCTGTTTCAAGCTTCTTTTCGTTTTTTCTTGCCACCCTGGGCATGTCTGAAATTTTCATCTGCAGATTTGTCCAGGACTCTTTCCAAAGCAGGTACTCATGTGTACATCCAAACCTTTCCTGCAAACTCGCGATCATTCCCCAGGGGCTATTGAGACCTTTGATCTCCGTTAACTCCCCTGATCCTCCGGACTCGGATTCTTCGGGGCCGTTATCCTGAGATCCCGTATCAATCCGATAGTACTTGTAAAAGACAACAGGCCGCTGAAATTGGCCACGAATATCATCACCTCGAGCAGCATGTTAGCCGTGAATCGCCAACGGAGAAAGTGTGCCAGAGGGCGTGTAAAGAGTTTTATTTTTATGCGGGAGTTAAGCACACAGACCGCGACGATCCTGCAGACCGGGATAAGGTTTTCATTTATCAGCTTCCAGGAATCCTTTTCAAGGTCCTCCGCCTTAATATTAAGAGCCGCATACTGCCTTGATACCTCGAGCAGGGTCCCAAGCTTTAACGCTTTTATTGATATCTTTGCCTTTTTGATACCAACAATCCTGCATATCCCTGGTGCGGGAACCTCCCAGGCCACTCCCCTGTCAAGGAGAATTTCAGCGGCATGTTGTTCAACGTTTTCCATTTTGGTATATTTAAAGAAAGCCCCATAAAAGAGGCTTTCTTACTTATAGTAAACCAGGTGACAAATTCTCTCTAAGTACCTGCCTCTCCGATCGACCAGCTTGCGGTAGCCGCTTTGGTCGGAGTGAGTATCGTGGCTACAATATCAACCAGGAATATCCCGTTTTTAGCCAGCTTGAAATTTGGCTTTGCAACAAGCTTTGCCCTTACGATATTGATCACCTTGCCGTTTTTGGGAGTGATCTTAACGGACTTCTCAACCGTAGGCGCCGTTGCAGGTGCGCTCCATATCTTGTTGGGAGCAGTACCGGTTGCTGTGCCGCCCAGTACCTTGACCAGGGTATCGGCATCGCTGTCAAAAATACTCCACTTCACCGTTACCTTGCCTTTGGTGACAACGGTTTCCTCGGGATCATCACTCTCCTCGCAGTAATGTTCAAAGATTTCCGGATCATCACCGAGGAGTTCGGCGGTATCTTTATAGGTCTTGCCCAGAGCGAGGAAAGTGGTGCCGAGTCCTCCGTCAGCGGCAATATCACTTATCTCGATTTTGGACAATCCCAGGGTTCTTACTTCTGCCATTTTTCAGCTTTTAAATATTATTTAATCAACACTTAAGTTAAGCCCGCTCTACTGCTAGCCGGCTTTCTGTACCAGTGCGACCACACCCTTGGAATCATTTCTCTTGATGCGGCCTCCGGCCCTGAGAAGGAAGGAATAGATGTCCCCGTAGTGCTGCGGGTCGTTCTCGTTTGAAAACATTTCATTCTCACCCATGGCCCGTACAACGAGGTCCTTCTGCCAGAAAAGGGAGGCTCCGTTGTCGGTTGTATTATCGGCTGAGCCCGGATCTGAAGGTGTTGGCGTTGTGTCATTCGCGTATTTCAATACGGTGGCCCTGGGATCGAGAAATTCGAACCCGTACACCTTGCCAACGATTCCCCTTGAGATGTCGTAGGCTGCAGAGAAATCCCTGTATGCCGTAACGTTCAGAAGCGAGGTGAACTGATCGTACATCTCAGCATCCAGCTGAGCATACCTTCCCTCCTGGGGAATCGACCAGGAATTCATCAGCTTCTGAATCCCCTTGATATCTTCAAGAGTTATTGCCTTGCGTACTCCAGTGCCGTAGTGAGCGGTTACAGTTGTCGAACCCGTGGTCCTTTTTATGCAAGCAGTGGCAGTCGGGGCCCAGTTACGAAGCATCCAGTCTCCTACCATCTCGGCGATGGCAGCCTTGGATTCTCCCAGGAGTGAATTACGCAGGTCGTATGAGAGCTCATACTTTTCAGCGTTATCGATTTTTACCGGGTCGGATGTAAATTCATCCAGGACAAAGTAGAGATCGATATCGTTGCGCTTGGTAATGGTTGCCGGGTATTTGGTCCTGTTCTTCTCCACATTTGGCTTGTTGCCGGCATTGGGGATATGAACCACCCTTCCATTCAGGACAAAGCCGTCGGCGTTCATCGCGTATGCCAGGTGAGGGTTTGCCTTAAAGAGATTACCCACTACATCCGTGATCCATATCTCCTTCTGCAGAGCCATAAAGGACACGCCCGAGGGCATGGGGATCAGGGAAAGTGCAGTGAGCCCTCCGAACAGCGGAAGTATGGGAATGTCAAGAGCCGGGCCTATGCCAAATGATATCATGGTGCTCATCAGGAGCACGGTAAAAATCGATGTGATTGTTTTGAGAGTCTTCACGGTATTGAATTTTTAATGATTACTTACTACTACTACTGATGCACAGGCATGAATGCTGTCCCGTCATAAACAAAAGTCCTGTAAAATGTCGTGCTGGCCGTAACAGTGATATCGGCGGCTGCAGTTTCAAAACCGGTCCCCAGGGTGACCACCCTGTTGGTACCGTCTGCTGTAAGTTTCATGTGCAGCTTTGCTCCGGGGGTGAGCTGGCTGTCGATTGTCAGGTCAATGGTAACTGCGCCGGTAAGAGTGCCGGGCTTTAAAATAGTCAACATCTGCTTTACTGTCACCGCAAGCGTGGCAGCATAATCAGGCGCCTGCGACTCATGGAAGGGGAATAGCACCTCGTTCTTGAGGTTCGATGCCCCTGATGGAGGGACAAAGTTAAAGGACCTGAATGTCCCGTCGGATTCTTTCTTTATAAACATGGCCTCGTTTTTTTATTTGTCGATTGAATTATTTTACACCCGGTTTCTTGCCGAATTTTGCTTCAAATTTCTCTGAGTAGAGATCAGGATATTTATCCTTCAGATTCCTGAGCTTCCCGTTTTTGTCAAGTTCATCCCATGACATTTTCGAGAGGGGTTCCCTTTCCTTGTCTTCTCCTTCATCTCCCAGCTGGTCTTTCACGCTTTTACGTACCGGGATCGAGGCAAGCGAGAGCTTTGCGGAATTATGATCAGCTTCGAAAAGCTTTTCCCAGTTCTTGCGGCTGTCAGCATTGACCCTGCCATCCTTAACGGCAGCATCAAGCAGATCCTTGGCTTCGCCCTGCCTGCCGGCAAGCTCCGCCGCCTGGAGATCCGACAGCTTCTTTTCTGCATTCTGCTGAGCGGCTTCTGCATTCTCAGCCCTGGCAACGAGAGCCTGGAACTTCTCAATAGCCTTATCCTCGCCTGCATCTTCTGCAAGCTCCATGAGCTTGAATAATTTTTTCATATTTGTCTGTGTCTGTGAATTTGTGTCGAGTGTTTTAAGTGGCATCGCTGCCTGGTTATCAGATAAATTGATGATCTCATCCTGATCGTCGTAAAATACTAAGGAGAGGGCGTTGTCGTTGGCGCCGATATCAACTATTGACGCTTCACGCAACGCCCATTTGGTTGGTGTTTCACACGTCTGCCCCGGCTTGAGGTGTTTGGGATCTGAAGAACTTTCGATGACCCTTATGCCGCATGAAGCCATCCGGAGTATGTTATTCTCAACCTTGTCGGCTATTGCTGCAGCGAACTCATCATTCTCATCGAACACAGCATCTGCCAGAAGCTTCCCCTTTTCCACCCGTATATTATCCCAGCGTCCTATAGGAAGGATATCCTCTTTCGTACCCCTCCATGCCCTGTTATGCATCCACAGCATGATCGGATTACGCCGGAACTGGTCAAGCTGTGCACCCGAGAGTGGCAGCCAGAACCCGTAAGTATTAAGGCTTTCGTCTGTGAGAATAAATGTCTTCATTAAATGATCATGCGAAGTCAGTTTTATTAAAACCGGTTTTTGCCGTATCTGAACCACAAATAAAACCCAGTTTCAGACCCCTTGCAAATTGCCATTCTATCATAGCTTCAATCCATTTTATCATATAAATCATCATGAAATGCTGCACGGGATACATCACCCTGAATGGTTTAGTTTTGTCCCAAAAGCATTTCAGATGAATAAAAATGCAAAGAAAGAATACGCCAAACTGCTCTTTACCCAGGAGAATCTCACCCAGAAAGAAATAGCAGAAAAAGCAGGCGTCAGCGAGCAGACGATTACAAAATGGGTTAATGCTAATAATGAAGAGTGGAAACGGTTGCGCCAAAGCATTATCATCACTAAAAAGGAGCAGCTGTCCCGTATTTACGAGCAGATCGATGAGATCAACATATCCATCCGCTCCAGGGAACAGGGGCAGAGATATGCAAACAGCAAGGAGGCCGATACACTTGTAAAGCTTACTTCAGCAGCACGTAATCTCGAAAGCGAGGCATCTGTAAGCGACGCGATTGAAGTAGGGAAAAAATTCCTTACCTGGATCAAACCCATTGCACCGGCAAAATCCAGGGAAATAGCAGTAATGTTCGATGATTTTATCCGGGATCTATTAAAACGTTGATATGGCCCTTAAGGTTAACACAAACCAGGCAATAAGAAACTGGGATGCTTATTATGAAAACTTCCTTGCCTCTCTCAAATGCGAACCAAACGAAACCGAGGCAGAGAAAAGAAAACGCATTGCCGGCCTCGAGAAGGACTTTGAAGCATGGAAGCGCTACTACTTCGAAAAGTACTGTTATGCCCCGGCCGCGTCGTTTCATAAAAAAGCAGCCCGCAGAGAACTAAGCAAGCCTGAGTTATATGAATGCCGTCCCTGGGCGAGAGAGCTTGCAAAGGATGTCGTCGAGATGATGATCACCCTTTACCAGGCTCTCACCGGTCAGAAAAGAAATATCCTCTTTATTTCAAACTCATACGATAAAGCCGCCGAGCTGCTTGAACCATACCGGATCAACCTTGCCAGTAACCCAAGGATCATCAACGATTACGGGTACCAGCAGATGCCAGGCTCCTGGGCTTACGGAGATTTTGTAACCACTCAGAAGGTCTCCTTCCTGGCAGTGGGAGCCGACCAGTCACCCCGCGGATCCCGTAATGAAGATGCCAGACCCGACAAGGTAATTATCTCTGACATCGATACCGATGAGGACTGTCGTAACCCTGAGATGATAAAAAAACGCTGGCACTGGTTTGAACATGCTGTCTTCCCCACAAGGTCGGTATCAAATCCATTTCAGGTCATATTCCTGGGCAACATCCTGGCAAAGGATTGCTGCATTGTCAGAGCTATGGAGATGGCCGATCACGTCGACCGGGTCGACCTGGAAGATAACGATGGTAACAGTACCTGGCCTGAGAAGAACACTCCTGAGCATATCGCCAGGATAAAGGAGAAGATCTCCTACGCGGCTTACATGGCCGAGTATAAGAACACCCCGCTTGCAGAGGGTACCGTGTTCAAAGAGATCCGCTGGGACCGTATTCCCAAGCTTAAGGATTTCCGGTTCCTGGTTGCCTATGGAGATCCTTCGCAAAGCAATAAAGATAAGCCGGCAGTACGCAAGGGAGCAAGTTATAAAGCATTGCCGCTTATGGGTTTTCTCGGTGGCAACCTGTATATCATAACCTGTTACCTTGATCAGACCACCAATAATAAGTTCATTAATTGGTACTATGATCTGGAGGAATATGTAAAAGGAAAGGTCCAGATCTATAATTACGTTGAAAATAACGGCTTCCAGGAACCTTTTTACGACCAGGTATTAAAGCCTCTCCTGATGCAGGAGGGAGCAGCCAGGCAGCATTATATAAGCGTTGCCCCAGATGAGCGTGATAAGCCCGACAAGTTCGCCCGTATAGAAGGCAACCTCGAACCCCTTAACCGCGGCGGAAGGCTTATCTTCAATATTGATGAGGAGAATAATCCAAATATGAAACGCCTGGAGGAACAGTTCAAGATGATTGATCCGAGACTCTCATCCCCCGCTGATGGTCCTGATGCGGTCGAAGGAGGTTACTGGATAATCAATAATAAGATCGCCGCGATGGGAGAGATCTCCACGGGCAGGAAAAAGTTTAATCCTTCAAAACGATACTGATATGTGGATCACTAAAGACGAGTTAAAAACACACATGGCCGTCAGCTCTATCGATGTTATAACCGATGGGGACGATGCAATAATAGATGCAGCGATCGACGGGGCTGTGTCAGAGTGCAAAGGTTACTTTAAAAGCTATGATGCCGATGCCATCTTTGCCACCACCGGTACGGCAAGGCATTCATTGCTGCTGACCTTCGTCAAGGACATTGCCGTTTATCACCTGATAGCCTTGAGCAATTACAAGGCAGATATCGAATTCCGGACTCAGCGCTATAACAGGGCAGTGACCTGGCTCAAAGGCGTACAGAAAGGTGATATCGTCCCGGATTTTCCGCTGTCCCAGAGTGAAACCGCCGGAAGGATCCTTTATGGAAGTAATACTAAGCGTGAACAACATTACTAATTATGACTTCAATCAAACAGAAATCAAAAGAAGCCAAGGGGCTTATTATAAATACCCTTGTAGTCCGGAAGCTCAACCGGAACGTACTCGATGTGGGCCAGTGGCGCCAGGCGCTGAGAGCTGCAGACAATGACCGCCGTCAGAAGCTTTATGAATTATATGAGGACATCCTGCTGGATCCGGTGCTATCAAGTGCCATTCAAAAACGTATAAATGCCATCACCAATGCAGATCTGGTATTCATGCGCGATGAAAAAATTATTGAGGAAATGGATGATCTCATTGATACTCCGGTATTCGAAGATATCCTTACCGAGATCATGAATTCGAAGATGTGGGGCAAGACCGTGATGGAGCTCGACTTCGTTGATGGGTTGAAAGCTTATAATATTCCGCGTGCTCATATCAGGTGCGATAAAGGGCTGATCACCATCAATCCGGGCGACGACCAGGGATACCCCTACCGCGGGGATGATTTCTTCCTGGAAGCAGGCAATGACAAGGATTTCGGGGTGCTTCTTAAAGCTGCTCCTTATGCAATTTTTAAAAGAGGTGGATTGAGCGACTGGGCCCAATTCTGTGAACTGTTCGGGATTCCGATGAAGGTCGGTAAATACAGCGCCCAGGATGAGGAGAGCCGGAAAGCGCTGACAGAGGCTTTTGAGGGCAGCGGATCCGCCTCCTGGCTCGTGACGCCCAAGGAAACGGATATAGATGTCAAGGAGTCTTCCACCAGGGGCGACGGCAACCTCTTTAATAACTTCCGTAAAGCATGTAACGAGGAGATGCTTGTTACTATCCTCGGACAGACAATGACCACCGTTGACGGATCTTCCAGGGCACAGTCAAAAACCCACAAGGAAGTGGAAGAGGACCTCAATAAATCCGACCGCCGCTTTGTACAGAGGATCCTTAATACGGAGCTGCTTCCCAGGCTGGAGAAAAGAGGTTTCCCCGTTAAAGGTGGATGGTTCAGTTTCCCTGAGGCGGCTGAGACAATTTCAAAAAAGGATCTGATCGAGATACACGATAAGTTTCGCAACAGCCTGGGACTGGTGATTGACGACGATTTCCTGTATGATACTTATGGCATCCCCAAGCCCAGGGACGGAGTGACCAGGAAAGAGACCCGGAAAAACGACGATGACCCGGGGAAAAAGAAGAAAGAAGAGAAAAAGGAAGAAAAGAAAAAGGATTCCCTCTCTGATGAGAAGTCCTTCTGGAGGGCATTGGGGGAAGGGTTCTTGAGTTTTTTCGTGAAAGCCCCGGCCATGACCGGGGCGGCAGGATCGACTGGAGATCTCCTCACGAGGATTAACCTCGGAGATATACCTTCTTTCGATATTGATGGCCTCTGTGACAGGATTAACGATGGCTCTGACTATTTTGATGCAGATCTCTTCCGCTTTACTTCAAATGCCCTTATAAGGGGGCTTCATAAGGGATTCCTCCAGGAGAACTTTGCTGATATAGGCATCGAGTACGGTTATACACCTGATGCTCTAAAGACGGCAATGGAAATAAATCTCTTCCATTTCAGCGCTGCCAAGGACCTTGCCGAAATACAGGCGTTAAATGAAGCCTTTAGGAGATCTGCCGGCTGGACTGATTTTCTTAATAAGGCACGGAACATATCAGGAACGTTCAACGAGGTATGGCTCAGAACCGAGTACGATACTGCATATCTTACTGCAGAGAGCTCCGCGACCTACCACAGGCTGATGAAGCAGGTAGAAATTTTCCCGTATTGGCAGTACGTGACAATGAATGATGGTAAGGTGAGAGAAGAGCATTATAATCTTCATCTTTTAATACTTCCTGCCAATGATCCCCTATGGAAGAAAATATTCCCGCCTAACGGATGGAATTGCAGATGCAGGGTAGCACCAAAATTACCTCATGAAGCCGGAAATAAAGATTTTAAAGAAGCAAGATCAAAAGTTGAAGAATACCTTAAGTCGCCTGAATGGAAAGCGCTGGAAGCTCAGGGATGGGGTGTAAACAGGGCTCTCTCGGCAGAGGTGTTCACCGCAAACCAGATGTATATCCGTAAATTCCCGGCAAAAGCTGCTTCATATCTCAACAAGCTGACCTTTGAAAAGTGGGGTCTCTCCTCTGTTCTTAAGCTCATGAAAGCGGCAGAAAATAAAACTCCGCTGTTTACTGGTACCGCTGATGATATCTGGAACACCGAAAGCAGTGGTGGTCTGCTTAAGCTCTCACTTTATACCAACCGGTCAATAGTCATGAATAAGGCCAACTTCTATTCGCATGCCTCCAATACCAGGGAACAAAGGGTAAAGCTTTGGTCTGCAGTAAAGGAAACCCTTCAGTACCCCGACGAAGTATGGCTTAATGATTACTCGTCAGATGCATTCGATAATATCAATGTCATTAAATACTACAACGACAAGGTAATTACAGCAACATATAAGATTGAAAACGGTGAACTGGTTTTAAAAACCTGGCATGATATGTATCCTAAGAAATCGATATGGAGACAAAAGCGCCGTGGCCTGCTGATAACTAGGCAGGACAGCCACTGACTGTCCTGCCCGGAGTTGATTCTTTCAAGCGCTGTCATTCGCAGCCTGCCGCGCCTCCATAACCCCGTAGGTCTGCCCGGCATTACCGCTCGATTCGAACTTGAAACAAAGATATGAAGTAAAATGGCAACTTTCAAGGAAATAGACGACTTTTTCAATAAGCTTACAGAGGGATTCTTCAAGAATTCCGTACCCAACATCATTGCCGAAAAAGCCACCGAGTTTTTTAAAGAAAGATTCACCACAAAGGAGTGGGACGGGATGCCATGGCCCGAGGTCAAAATTCCTGTCAAACGCGGCAGTCTCATGGTGAGATCATCCTCCCTTGTGAATTCCATAAAACCAATGAAAGTAACAAGCGAGGAAGTAGTGATCTCTGCCGGATCTGACAAGGTACCCTATGCCAGGGCGCATAATGAAGGAGAAACCATAATTGTCCCCGTCACCGACAAGATGCGAAAATTCGCCTGGGCAAAGTATTACCAGGAATCCGGCAAGGGTGTTAAGACCGGTAAGGCAGGGAATAAGTATCAGTCGGTGGACATAGGGAAAAAAACCAATCCATGGAAAGGTCTTGCCCTGACAAAGAAGAAAAGTCTTACGATAAGGATGCCACAGAGACGCTTCATGGGACTCTCTGATATCATGAACGACCACCTTTTTAATGAGATTAAAAAGGCATTCGACCAGCTTTAATTAATCATTTAAATACTTCAATAATGAAAGAGTTGTACGAAACTGTACTTGCAAGACTAAGCGACCAGGTACCGGAGCTTCAGGAGATAGATCTGAACATGGGACAGCTTGACGTCCTGAACCTGGACATAAGGCCCTCGGTGCTTTTCCCGTGCGCGCTGCTGGATATCTCCTTACCCGTCTGCGAGGATAACGACCAGGAGGAACAGCTGGTCAGCGCCAGGGTAACCGTCCGCCTGGCATTTGAATGCCCCCTGCCGACCGACAGCAAAGCGAGCGAGCTGCGCAGAACCGCCGCCCTGTTGTTATTTGAAATAGTTGATAAGGTGTACAAGGCGCTCCAGGGATATGGCACCGATGAGTTTGCAACTTTTAGCCGAAAGAGCCAGGTTCCGGATAACCGGTATGCCGGAATAAAGATAATTGACATGGTTTTTGAAACAGGTTTTATCGACGCGACAGCCTACCAGACGTAATAAGGAATTCTTTTTTTCAGGTGCTGGACTGAGGGCTTGTCGCCAAAAACCCTGTCTACCGTTTCCTGGTTAAATTTCAGGCGGAAGGTTACGACACTCTCCGCGACGTCAAACTCCTCGGACAGCTGGTGTATGGTATCGCTGAATTTTCTGCCCCTGATAACGGCATAATAATAGAACCTCAGTATAAGCTTCTCATCGCGGTTAGCGAGCCTTGATTCTGACCGGCCCTTTCTGGCAGACCGGTATTGGTTTGTTTTACAGTATTTCCTCAGATCGACAGCCATTTGCACAAAAATAAAAAAGCTGCAGGATGGAAAGGCCTGCAGCTTCAAAAAGTTTGTAACAATTGTCAGTTACTCTAAAAGGGTATGCAATAACAGGTCTCCTTGTGAATATAGTGATTATAAGAAGAGCCCACCCGGACTGTGTCTACGGAGCTATGGAGATCAATATAATTCTGCGATTCTTCGAAAGTGATATCACAGATTATCTCAGAATCGCTATAGGTAGTGTTCCTGTAGCTATCATGAAAATAAATATCCTTCCTGAAGGTTGTACATTCATAACATGATTTCTCCTCACACGATGTGATCAGGATGATTAAGAAAATGATGGGAATTAAATTTTTCATTTTTTTTTGTTTTAAGATTAAATTATCATTCAGCAGCCTGCAGCCGGTCAATTTCAGCCGCTATCAGGGCTCCTGCAACCACCAGGCGTTCTTTATAAGGTTTGGCGCAAATCTTTTCCCAGGCAGCTTTTTTCCAGGGCCAGGGATTGTAAGGCCGAATCTCGTCGCCGTCAAGCACACCGGTTAAAGTGTTAGCTGCCATCCTGAGCTCTCCGAGTTCATTGATTCTGACATCCTCTTCTACCGAGATTTTGTGTTTCTCGATCTGTTCTTTTCTTTCCTGAGCAATAAGCTCGATTCCTGTTTGTTTCATAGAGTAAAGAAGTTTAAGTTTAAAATAGATTATAGACTCATCCTGATTGACAATGCCAGGATGTAGCAGAACAGGGCCAGTGTTAAAAAGCAGAAAGCAGAAAATGCAATAAGCGCAATGGCGCATATGAAATTATATCTGGCTTTATTTATAAGATTTTTCATTTCTGTTGTTTTTACAATACCTGCAAACATTGAGCATCCCACACATCCCGTCACAATCCGAGAGTGCCAGGTATAACCTGGTAAAAAGCCGCCTTCCGGCTGACTTTATATTTCCTTTAAGATAAGGTAGTCTTGCCATAGGTCAATAAATTGTGTCCCGGAATAAACAGCAAGCGATCTCGATTTATAGCACAGCCGAGCACCGACGGGCGCAGTCGTAGGCGACGCCGCGTAATACGTAGCCAGGTAGCCGAAGCCGGCAGCCGCACCAAAATAAAACCATGGCCAGTATTTATTTTGTGGGCCATCTAGAAAATCGGGGGTCCATCCCTCATTTAAAGCCTCGGTGATCATGATAAGCTTATAAAATGCAATTATTGCCCTGCGGTGTTTTTCAGGCAGAGAATCAGCCCAGAGAAGCGATGCAGGCTCATTAAGCTCTTTGCACGCATCCTCAAAGGTCTTAATTCTTTCAGTAATCAGATTTTCATTTTTCATAAATAACTAGTATTAATTTGATTTTAAAATCTCTTTCATTGCTTCTTTTATCTTTTCGATGGGAGCCTCGATCCCGAATTCCCGAAGCATCTGCTTGCGAATCCTTACCGGATCCTTAATAGTCGTACAGGATATCATCTCCTTTATGGCCAGCTCCACGTTCATGCGGAACTTGCCGCATTTCCCCGGGCCAAAATGACTACCTGTTTTCAGTACTTCATCCATCTGGCAGTTGTCGCTCATGCAGGCGTGATACGGGCAGGACGGATCGTGTTTGATACATTCCATTGTCAGGTCAGGTTAAGTTGTAATTGTCCTTTCAGCTTGTTCCGGCGTATTGTTTCGTTACGGTGATTGCGATCGTACCTGTTGTGGCATCTCTGACAACGAAACCGGAGGTTCTCATCTGAGCAGTTTGCCGGATTGTGGTCATTATGCGAAACAGTGCATACTACCTTTATAAACCCGAAATGTTTAAGGCTTTCCGTCATGTTACTGTGCTGATATTTAATCCTGGAATGAACAAAATCCCATTCAACCTGGGTAAGCCTTCTTAAGGTACCATCCCGGAGCCTTAGCCCGATTAAATGATTTGGTACAGCACAATCCTCACAGCGATTTCCGGCACGTGCCCGGATCCGTCTGACAATCTCCGGCCAGTTCTCCGGATACAGGTTTTTATTTTCAGGCTTGATCGGCATTTTCAGGCTTGATTGAATTGTGTAACCCAGCATCTTTCTTCCCCCAGTAGTAGCCCATCGAAATGAATATGGCCCCGGATGTTATTACAATTATGAACACGGAAATGAAAGTCATCCTCAGACATTTGATTTTTTAAGTGGCACCAGCCTTCTTTTCGGCAGCTGGCAAAAACAGTACCGGTTACCGTCAGAGCCCTCCAGGTAAGCATCGCCCCTGCGGATCTTTGTTTCGCAAGCATGGCACCTGGAAGAGTGCACCGCAATTTTTATTGTATACATATCAGAGCATGGATATGAAAAACATTATTATCACGGTGCACGTCCAGATGAACGCCATAAGAATGACAACCGGTACCAGGGAAAGTGGTACCCGCTTAATGGGCGAGAGCAGCTGCAGCATATTCTTCTTTTTCAGGTAACTTGAGAAAACACCCCGGGATAGCATCGACCCCGGCATATTCGCAGTGCGAGTAATTCTGCGATGTATCCTCCCCGGTGATGAACCTCGCCTGGTTATCCTCGTTATAATATGAATGCATGAGTGTGCCGATAACCGGAAACTTCATACCGTCGTTCCAGAACCAGCAAATATCGCCGATGCGCGTTTCGAAGATCAGGGTCTTGTTATCATATGACCTGGACAGATGCCTGGCAGCATTTAGCAGAGGTATTATCTTGTCCCTGTATTGCGGATAGATCTCAATATAATTGCTGATCACCCTTACGTCCCTCACAGGGCTTGCGTGACTTTTATACCCTATCAGATCCGCAATGGAGAAAAGGCTCAGTTTAGTATTCATTTTAAGCACCAGGGAACATACCTGCCGGGCCTCGGGAACTGGCCGGCGCCTTAGTTTGGAACGCAGATCATTCAGAGTGATCTGATAATGCGCCGCGACCAGTTCCATGAGCAATTCCTGTTTAAGCTTTTTCTTTCCCATGACAGCGGTTATTTGCTGACTGCAGAGGTAATCAGGCTCCACCAGCCATCTTCATCCGGCTCGCTTCCGATCCTGCAGGTAAAGCCTTTCGAGAGGTTAAGAGAGTGCATCATGACCTTCGCTAACGCGGAACACGACACAGACAGAGAATCTTTATACTTTTTCAGAACAATCCCGTTCTCCCTTACCTTCTCTATCTCTATGTACCATTCTTTGGGCCTGGCTTTACTCTGATGAAACTTAACAGCCGCTCCGGCCTTGAGTTTCATTTTTCCCACGGCCAGCTTGTTAAAAGCAATCAGGCCGCATTTCGCAACATGTACAGCAGGATCCGTTATGGCCCTGGTACCGGTCACGGCTGCATCAAAATGATTGAATTCTCCTTTCATATGTCAGTGTATTTAAGTGGAATACGCCTTTTAACTCCGTCGACATCTTTTATGTCGACATATATACCCATGGTCCCCGGCTTATTACGAATGGCTTTGTCAAACAGATCTACGGCCTCTATGAATATGTGGCCATTTGCGCTTAGTTTTTTGCTGTTCAGGATGCGGTCTCGGTGTCTTCTGAGCCGGAGTACCTTATTCATATCTACCCTCCCGGACGGGGAGTAAAGCAGATCCGTGACCATGTCCCGCAGTATTTTAACGGCTTCCGAATCCTCAAAGCTGTTAAAGTATTCGTCGAACTTATCCTTCACCATCGAGGTGTAAGTAGTATCGAAAAACACGTTATCGGGCTTTGTGATCTTTATTTCGACTGTATTATCGAACGAACTGATCGACATGCCGTCGGTCGGGGGCTTGATGTTCTTGATCTTCGCATCGATCATTTTGGCATCATACACCTCGGTGTACGCCAGGCGGGTAAGCTCCACGAGCTTGCGAAGGCATTTTTCTGCCTGCAGAGCAGCTTCAGCTATCCGGTGCGCGTGTTTCTCCTCGCAGCGGATGACGGGGTTGATGGCGTATGTCGGCACATCATTCCCCTTGTGGTCGTGCCACATTTTTCCTTTCTGTCTCATATTTTCTGGATATTTGTCTCGACGATCCTTTTTTCCTGGGCCATTTCCTTCAGGTCCTTTTTCAGCATGTCAAGCTCTCTTTCCATCTCCCGCGTATCGGCGGCAATGGCNNCTGAGTGGGTGGTTTTCATCTTGTTCGCTGGATTGTCAAGCCACTGCCGACGATCCCTTATCAGAGATTCAAGAGTGCGGATCTCATGTGCCAGGACAGCTTTGCGGTCCGTGCACTGGTCTTTCGTTATTACATTCATAATAATTTGGTGTTAGTTAGAGAATTTGAGATATTCAATAAGGTCGTTTTTGACCTGGTTAGTTTGTGCTGTGGTTTCTGATTTCCGCCGGAACTCATAGTAGATTGTCCTCAGGCGGGCGATGGGTATCTTGTTGAAATTGGTATACCCGGAGGCGCGGCAGGCAATGGCCTTAATGGTATCAGCGCTCTCCGTTTTACCTATCATCCTGAGCCATCCTCCAATTGAAGCCATCACCCTTTTGCGCCATATATCGTTCTTGGTTTTCTGCCCCGTGCTCAGATCCTGGCCTGCCAGCAGGCGGTCAATCAGATCCGATAGCTGACGCTCGGTGAGCGATTTGCTCGAGCTTATCCCGTAGCTGTCTTTAATTGCCTGCTTCTCCTGCTCGGTGATACCGAGCTGACGGCATATCGTGTGATATTTCCTCAGCAGGGCTTTTTTGTATGCCGATGATATTGTTGTCATTTTTTTATTACTCATCATCCATCCAGTAAGCGCGGGCGCCGGCTTCCCATACGGTGTACTGCCCGCCATTGAGTCCTATATACCTGCCCTTGGAGAAAGCCCTGTAGCCTTCAACCCATATCTTGAGGGCAGCATCATACATCACCCCGCGGGCTGAACGGCCGGCGGGCTGCTTCCCGTCGGCATGGCTCACGAAGATTATTAGCTTGTCGCGGTGATTCTCCTTGAAAGTGATATACTGTGCATAGTTCATCCTGGTGTATTGAAAGCTGTCCACTATCGCGAACCGAGGCGACTTGGGCTCTTTCAGCCTAACGGACATCTCTTCCATCGATTCGCTCACCAGGATAACCCGGCGTTTTACCTCCGCGAGCCCGCTGTCGGCAAATGCCTTCTGAATAGTGTAGCTGTCGGCTTCCTCGAGCGAGTTATAGAGCACCCTCCCCAGGCGCGAGAGCTCCCTGGCCAGCTGGCAGACAAAACGGCTCTTCCCGCTGGCCGAGGCTCCCCATATAAACCACACACCCCTGTTCTCTGGCTTGCCAAAGGCATCGAACCAATGGCCCTTGAAAGGAAGAGTGTGGTACTTCTTGCTCAGAAGCTCGCTTACCGATATTGCCCGTTTTAATGCCATTTTAGTCGTATTGGAATACTCTTCAGGCTGCATTGCGCAAAGCATGTATTTTACGCTTGATCCTCCTGAGGTCCATCTCGCTGTCTTCGATCACTTCCCTTACCCGGGCAGCATCCTGGATCCCGTTCGCTACACACAAAGCCGTTATGTCTGCCGAGTTGAGCCCGCTCAGCTCTATGAATTTCCTCCCGATCCTGGAGTAGATTTCGTTATACCCTTTCTTATTCAGCTTCCTTCCCCTCTTGATTTTCTTCTCCAGGTGATCGGTAGCAATCAATATTATCCCGCAATGGTCCTCCAGGTTGTTGTAAATGGTGATGAAGAAATAAAGCACCTGGTCGCTCAGCTTGTCGGCTTCATCCAGGATTAAAAGCGGATGATCGCGTTTCTTCAAAGTTGCGGTTATCTCGTACATCATCTCGCCGGTAGTGAAACCCGAGCTGTCTCTCCCGATGGCCGTGAGTATCTCCTGCAGGAAAAACTTACGGTTCCAGAACTCGTTGCACTGGATGTGATAAGCGCCCTTATGCTCCTGGACATAGGTCCTGATGGCATGTGTCTTGCCGGTACCGGCATCGCCCGTCACTGCAAACACCAGGGAGTTCTCCTGGGCATCCGACAAAAGGTGATGAAGCATCTTCATGTCCCTGGTGTCGACCGTAACCCAGCTGTTGTCGTGGGTCCAGCCTACCTGGGCGCCTACATTGCGGAACATCTCATCGGAGATAAGATCCCACTTGCGGTTCACTATCTGGTTTATTGTTGCTGACGACACGTTCTTAAGAGTGTTGGCGGCAGCGTTCTGAGAGCCCAGGCGCTCGCAATGTGCCTGAAGCTTGTCAGCAATCTGTTGTTTTTGTAATTTGTGCATCTGGTAGTTTATTGGTGAGTGTTAATATCTTGAGTAGTAATCAATAACTTCGTCTCCGTCATTGTTAATGGGAACTATATTGCTGATCTCCTTATCGGGATCTTCCACCGGCAGTACCGGCTTTTTCGCACTACGGCGTTTCTTCTTGCGCCCCGATTCGATGCCCTTGAGAGGAGGCACGTTCAGACCGTAGCTTTCGGCATCCCTTCCCTGTTCCCGGAGGATCTCTTCCATCTTCTCCTTTTCAGCGATCCGGATCCGCTTATTTTCATCCGTTACCTGGCGTATAAGTGAGGCTTCAAAATCTTCCTGCTCCTGCTTGCCGCGGTGAACGGTTATCTTCGTCGATGCCTCGGTCACGAACCGCAGGCCCAGGGCATCCTTTTCGTACAGGTAGATAAGCCCCATATCGTCGGGATCGAATTTTATCCAGAACTTTTTGTCAATATTGTTGCGCAGCCACTGCTGATCCGGTACCATGGGGGAGGAATACACCAGGTAATCGTACTGGACTTTCTGCTCCTGGAATGAAATCCCGTATGCCCTGCATGTGACAGGATCCTTTCTGAGCAGCCAGAACATGTCCACCATGTCCCACTGGCTCACTGCAGGGGCTTTTTCATTCGCCGATCCGTAATACATCTCGATCCTCACCCTGCCCGTGGCCGAATGGGGAGCATGGTTCCACTCATCATGCCTCTGGCGGTACCTTTCTTTTATTTCCTCAAGCGAGGGAAGGTTTTCCTTGTTGGCCATCACGAATTCGAGGTTTCCACGGCTCTCATCAGCTTTTGCCGTTATGTTCTGACCCGTGAAGAACCAGTCTCTCTTGAGGTATTGACTCTGGAATCGCGAGAAAGCGTTTTCTATGGTCTTCGATTTACCGTTATAGGGCTGGGTGTTTATCGCTATCCTGGCAAGCTTTGAGAAAAATTCGCCGGCCTGCAGCTTCTTATGACCTCCCTGGTTGTCGAACGACACCTGGTAAGGCTTATGCCCTGCAGCCTTGAAAGCCATTTTGTAGGCATTATATTGTGCCTGGTAATCTTCGCTCGCGCTGATGTGATATCCCAGGAATACCTCGCTGTAGGCATCCATCACCACGTACACGTTGCAGGTCTCTATCTTGCCTTCCTTCGAGAGGTAGTAATAGTTGAGCTTCGTACCGTCGGAATACCACAGCGAGTCGCGCATCGACGGGAGTATCGTAGAGAGCTGCATCGCGAACTTCTCTTTGCTCTTAAGTTCACCGTGGCGGTAGCCGAACCACAGCGGTTTGATATCTGAGCGGTTAAGATAAGCGTGTATCGGGCCAACGGTTTTCAGTACCTTCCATCCTTCGTCCCTGGCTTTTTCGTTGTATTCCTCCAGGAGCAATGGTTCTGAAGGAACCTTGTCGACCTGGTCGGCCCAGCGTGCCAGGAGCCACATCTTGCCCAGGTCGTTTATCTTTTCAGAGTTGCGGTTGCAGAATGCCGAGTGGATAAGCGTCTCATAGCCTCCCTTGAGGTAGATGCGGTATTTCTCAACAAGCCGGCGGTAATCTGACGGAAGGGTGTGGGGGTATTGTTTGGTGTCGAGCTTGTTTACCAGGACGCTTATCTGGGGCCACATGCCACGGAGGTTTCCCTGGCGTGCCTTGCGGAAGGCTTTTGTATCGTTGAGCGTGTAGTGGATGGCGTTAAGGACTATGGCGTTGTTGTAATACTCCCCCTGGCTTGGTTCCGGCAGGTTACGGCCAGTGTCAATCTTGTATGCCTGGTAAAACTGCAGGGCCTCCGGATCTCCTTTTATCGCAGATCGCAGCAGGTTGTAGGGTGTTATCTCTTTGGGATCTCCGTATTTTGCTATAATCCTCTCCCTGATGTCGCTTCGGAGGCGCTCCCATTGTAATAATGCAGGGGTGTTCTTGCACGCCCGGCGTACACGGACGTGAGGGTTTCGGTATACATACTGCTCATACGCGTAATAACTCATTACTGGCCATTCCCCGGGGTCTTTTGAGTCCGGATCCCCGTCGGTCAGATCGGGGGCGCTTATGCAGAGAATGTTATTGTAGTATTCCATCGGCTTTTAAAAGGAGCCTGTCTTTCCAGGCTGTCATCACTATCACCCGTGATCGGTACCGGGCTTTCCGGTCTAGCAGCCGGCCTCATTGCCGGTCTTTCACTTGAGGTTTTGTTCCCCGGCGGGTTCCGATGTTACCGCCTGCCACTTTATCCTTCCGGGGATTTTGCTTAACTTCGACTACCCAACAAAATCAAGCGTTATGAATGAAAAAGAACTTTTAAATCAGATCCTGGCACAGCAGGTTTATCTTTTAAAAAGAATTGAAGATCTTGAACACAAGCTTGGAGTGGGCGGAAGGGTATATGCCTCTGATCAGGTCTACTATGACGAGCTTGTTGACAAGTCAAAAAAGATAAAAATCAGTCGAGCCATCTGAAATCATATTCCTTTACCCCATATTTTTGGGGGTAAATAATTTCTTTTCTCGAGATGAGAATTCCGAATATTCGACGCTCAGTTACTGCGCCGATCAATTCGTTATTGCTGTTTATAACAGGATAAATCTTTTTTGTAATCATGATATTATGAATGATTTAAAGGTTGTTTTTGATTCTACTTTTGTAGATGTAGATAAAATGGACTCGTTGCTGAATCATATCAGTAAAGAGCTTGAATATCTTTAGAAAATTTTCCCATTTCAGTCTAAGATAAAGACTTACGAGGTTTTAGAGTCCGAGTTTGAATTGAAGTCGGAGATTCCTGGTCATCAGGCTCGAACATTGCTTCGATCTCCCTTGCAAGCCTGTGTATCTCGCGGACAAGAAGAGTATCACGGTTCGGATAGTTTCCTAGGTTTCCCCTCAAAACCTGGCTTACATATACCGGATGGCACCTGAGCTTGCGGGCAATGAGTTGGGTCATTGTTACCCGGTGAAGCTTTGAAGATTTTTTTGCACTTTCCATTTCTTTTACATTAACTTTGATTTTATTTGTTGAGACAAATGTAAATAGGATATTTTCTATTTCAAAATAAATATTAGGATTTTTTCTATAATAATTATTATGCTAAAACGCATAAAGGAATACATTGATTTCAAAGGTATATCCGTTGCAGCTTTTGAGAAGAGTATAGGAATGTCAAATGCGTCTTTTGGTAAATCCCTCAAAAATAATGGTACTATAGGGGCTGATAAATTAGAAATAATCCTAAGTAAATATAGAGATCTTAATATTGAATGGCTTATAAAAGGCATAGGTCCAATGATCCTGTCTGATGATAAGCCGGTAGCCACCGCTGCCAGGATTCCGGGAGAAGGGATTCCCTTAATACCCTTTGATGCCATGGCCGGAGTTTGCCATGGCGAAATATCGGTTATGGAACTCGATTGCGAGCGTTATGTTGTGCCGGTATTCAGGGGTGCAGACTTCCTGATGCCGGTAAAAGGTTCGAGCATGTACCCCAAATATAGCAGCGGCGACATAGTGGCATGCAAGAAGATCCCTTTGAACGACCTGTTTTTTCAGTGGAACAAGGTTTATGTCCTTGACACTGTCCAGGGGCCTTTAATCAAAAGAGTATTGAAGGGGCCGGATCCCGATCACATCCTTGCCGTAAGCGAGAACGCTAAATACGAACCATTCGAGCTCCATTTGAGCCAACTCAGGGCAGTTGCCATCGTGATGGGCGTGATCAGGCTCGAATAAATAACGGATTTATGAATAAAGACAAATTAATCCTTTCGGAAAAAGAGAAGGAAATGCTTCGCAGGTTGAAATCAGAAGACTTTAGTTATGACAACTTTCCTGATTTTACACAGGCAGAAATTAACGCTGCTGCTATCGCCCTGGACCAGGCAAATCTCATCATCGGTCATTTTTCGGAAGAAAGAGGTCTGGAATATGCCTGTCTTAGCGACGAAGGAATGGCTTATTTATCGGATAATCCTTTACTGAAAGATCCGGTCAGTAAAGAAATAGAGATTCTCACTAAAAAAAATCTTGAGTTGCAGAACCTTGAACTTGAATATAAATTAAGAATAAAACGACAAGAGGATATAATCAGATTATGGCAGCTGATAAGCGCTGTACTTGGTATCATTGGGCTTGGGGGCTGGTTAGTCATTGTCTTTTAGGTCATCAAGAATCTGATATACCCTTTTTAAAAGTAATCCTGCTTCGTTCAAATCCTCATATTGTAATACCAAATGTTTTTTACGGGCAGCCAGCATAAGCGAGGCATCCTCAATGGCCCTTTTCATCAAGATATTTTGCCTTTGTAATTCGAGGATTATTCTTAATGCATCGGCATCAATCACTGAAGTTGCTTTTTTATTCTTGCTCAATTGAAGTAACCTCATTCCTGTCAGTTTTAATCAAAAATAACCACACACACGCACAAATTTACATTTTCCCTGGCATCATTCGTCATATTGTGCTAATAATAAGTGCTTTATTTTCCAACATTACTATTTCTATTTGACATAATATTAGTATTATCCCCCCCTTGAAAGCGTTAAAAACATCATTTTAGCGCCTTTTTCAGGCATTATCCCCCCCCTGAAGGCACTATTTTTTTTATGTTTTTGTCAGCCCATTTGTCAGCCCATTCGTCAGCCCATTCACTTTTTTATCATTTTTGTCGGGGTTGTCTGCCGGGCATGTCACGCTTAAAAGTATATGGTGTTTTTCCTGGCGCGAGAGGCATTATGAGGCCCAATTAATGGAATTCCCCGCTTCCTGGCATCAGAATTAAATTAAAGGCTTATTTTTGCCCTTTTAAAGGGTGTTTTATTCAAGCCCCATTCAAGGAAATTCAATGAAATGCGCAAATCGATTTTTTTTGCCGCCGGGGAAAAAGAAGCATCAAAGCCTCATTAAATCGATGAATGAGTTATTTCTAGATAAAAGTGTTTTATGTGCAATTCGTTTTAGGGCCCTTAAATATTCATAAATGAAGCC